GAAACACGGGCAGCATTTACAACTGACAAGTCACTGCCCATGCTATCTATCAAAGTAACGTCCATCTCATTAATTAATTTAATACTCATTATTCATGCTCTCCGCCAGGGTCACCCGCTGGTAACTTAGTTTTCACAAGTTGGCCGTCAGGTCCACTTGTCCAAATATAACCACGACTACGACCCATACTGTGGTAACCCTTAATAAAATTAAAAGTCTGTGGTCTACGTTTTGCTGTCTCAAAAGTTGCAACCGTGATTACAATTGCCACGATTAAAGCCATGTGTGCAAGAATTGACGTTCCAAAGAACATGAAATCACCAACCATTGTACTAAATGCGACACACCACATCCACGCAAGAGCTTGGAGTGCCAAATGTCGCACTTGCATATCTTGAATATTTCTGAGTGGATTATGTTTAGCATCCATAATACCATTCCACGAATCATATATAAACTGTCTCATCTATCTCTCCTCACAAAAATGGTGCCGGTGGTAAGATTTGAACTCACGACCTACTGATTACAAATCAGTTGCTCTACCAACTGAGCTACACCGGCACACACCTCTCACACCCTACCGTCGATTACGACGAGGACGAAACCCTGCCGGGCGTTGAGATGCGATCTTCTTCAATCTCTCCCTCAACTCCTCGTTGGTTTTCACCAACTCGGCATTATCGAATTCTAAAACACGAACCCGACTAAGAAGTTTTTCTACCTTTGAGGCAAAGAAACCTTCTTTACGGATGGCTGGGTCACCATCCAAATGCATTGTTACTTCCATTGAAGTCTCCATTGCAAGAGTTGCTGCCATCAGTCCTGACAGTTGAACATAGTCTAATATTACTACAACACATTATATCATCTCAATCTAAAAGTGTAAATGTGTTTGCCTGGCGTGTTCACATAATGTGCATCTCCTGACTCCAGTGCATCTCTAAGTCTCTGTGCAAATGGTTTTAATTTATTCTTATACTTTGTTCTGATTGCCTTATCATGATAAGTTTTGTCACCATATTTTATGATTCTGCCTGGTGATGTAAGGCCTTCATGTTTGAAATTTGTTGCACGATATATGACTCCTGTATGACCGTGAAATGCGTCTGCATATGACACAATAATCTTATAGTCAGTATTCTTTTTCAGCCACCTCTGAGTCTTTCCTATGAAGTAACTCTCTGTACACTTAGGCGTGTCATCTATACAACATAGTCTCCTAAGTTCAATGACATCACTCTCACTCTCTCCATACTTTCTCCACGCATTTGCCATACCTAGAGGGCCATATATCATTGCACCTATCAAATGATTATCACAATATAATCCAAACACATGAGATATTCTTAATCCATTTACACTCTTGGAGTAGTGCCATGATTGTATAAAATCTCTGACTACCTGTATAGTAGTTACCTTTACATCAAAATCTGTTACCTTCTTATCTAAAGGCACTTTATAATCATATAAAAGTTCTTTCAACATAGCCTAATATTACTACAACACATTATATATGTCAAGTCCCTATAAAGGTAATTTTGCTTGTCTGGGTAAAAAATTTAACTCTCGAGCATTTGCTTCGATTTTTTGTTTGAGCGCTTTTGAGATTAGGGGAGAGATGCCCTCTAACTCTAGTCCTTCTTGTTCGCAATACCAGAGCACAGCATCCATGTGGGAAATACTTTTTTCTTTAACGATATCTTCAATTTTCATACAAAATGTTTTTGGTGTATTTAATAACATGTTTCATCCTATAAAGTTTGGGGGCTAACCGTAGACCCCCACGGATGCATTACGACATCACCCGATAATTAGTCTTTCTTACTTATGTACGCATAAAACTCAGATGCTTTCTCAATCACCTTAGTTGGATTATACATATCTGGCATATATTTGTCAAGTGTCTCTTTGACATCTTTACCAGCTTCTTTCGTTTGGTCAACCATTTGGTACATCAAATTATTTTGAAATTCCAGTTGTTGGTCTAACATTTCTTTTGCCATCTTGAGTGTTTCAAGACGAATCTCAAATGGGTTTTTACTAGTCATAATTTTCTCCTGTGTGTGTATGTGTGTTAGTGGTAGGTTATTCTGTTGCCAAGAAACCTACCGAAACTCCGAACACTCACTGCTTACGCAGCAAGTGCCATGGGTGCAAAGTTATCGTTTGCGTTTACTTTAGTGACCTATAAGGCGGTCAATCCACAGCTCTCAACTTTTCTAATTAACACCTGTCGATCCTAGTTCGCCCCCATCAAAAAAAGACTAAATAAACCACTCCAGATAAAAGAGCTATATCTGCACAAATACTCCAAACAATGTATGCCCTAAGCATCCACTTGCTGACCTTTCGTATTAAGGGGTTCTTCATCACACTCCCCTTTCTCTATCTGTTTCAACCTAATCTCCTTTTGGTGGAGGCGTTGGGTACTGCCCCCAAGTCCAGTCTGCCTTTCAATCAGCATCATCGAACTGTACTATATTTATACCACATATAGATTGGTTTGTCAAGCGTTAAATTGAGATTTCTTTAATATTTTTTGGGCCTTCCCAAAATCCAGGCGCAAGGACAAACCCTAAGAACTTACCTTTTGTCACTGGACTTTCAACTCCAAGTGCGACACTGGGCCTGTCTAGAAAGTCAAAGTATTCTAAGAATTGTGACTGCACTATAAAAAAGAATGGTCTTTCTAATTTTACACAATCTCCTTCGTCCACTAAATCAGTAACCGTGGAAAGAACCTCTTCCACAGATATCATATCTGCGTTTATTACTTTTACGATTGACTCTTCATCTTTACAAATGACCGCTGTTGCGATAAGATCACCCATTGTCCAAGTTCTTTTAAAGTCTGATGTACCCCAGTCTGGTGTGTCTTGTGTCGATTGATGCTCTGCTGTCGCATTATATGGCAACACTAGCAACAGCATGGTCATCATGGTTGCTATTAGGTATTTCATTTTTATCTCTCCATTCCTTTATGGCTTGGGTGAGAGAATCTAGGTAATCATGTTTTTGTTTTACAAATTCTTGCACGGTGCCATCTTCTGTGACCACAAGAATTACTACTTGATTTACGATTATGCCGGTTCTCTCACCGAACATTTCTGCGTAACCTGACCCTTGAATGTAGTAGTTTTCATTCCATGCATCTGTGCGTTCTTTGGTGGAGGTTTTGAAGTCAATAATTGACAACTCACCTTTGTAGTCAGCGATGCAATCAACCCGGCCTGCTACCTTATATTTATCACTGTAAAGTCCTGCTTCTTGTGCGTATATGTGGTCAATATGACACAGGGCTTTGTCTCTCAGAACCTTAAATAAGGCATATGGAAGAAAATGTTTCTCATGTTTCTCCCATTTTTCAGGCCAGTTAAGATGCACGTTGTTTAGATAGTCCTCACACATGTGATGAACTTTTGTGCCTCTTGATGCAGCAGTTCTTGCGATATGGTTTGCAACGTCTTCACCGACACGTTTACGCCACTCAAAAAGTCCCTTCTTGTTACGGACTGATAATACTGTAGTTATAGATGGATACTTGTTACCATCTGGTGTTTCATATAAACGTATACCATTGTTGTTAGTTGCCTTTATCTCTGGAATATTAATCTCGTCTACATGAGTAAATGACATTTGGTTCATCCTGTTAAACTTCTCTCATTCTTGAAACTAAGCGTTCTGCTCTTGCACCCACTTGTGCGTACCATCTAGAATCAACCATCTCATCTGCGGCACGATTCCAGTTCTTCTCATCGACTCCTGCCTTCATACCACGAAACTTAGACATTCTTGGATATCCAAGATTGAACATCATGTTTGCGATTATTTGTTGAACTTCCTCTGGCAAACTCTCAAAGTCTGGATAGAGTTTGTTGCAGTCTGACAATACGATTTTGATATCATCATCGAAGGCACTGGCAACTCTATCTTCGGATACAGATGTTCCGACGGCTTGACCATTTTCGGGGTCAGATTCAATAATAAGGTGGCCGATACCAAAAGTAGGATAACCGAGGTGATCATTATAAATTTCGTAAACACATCCTTCATCAATTTTCAATTGCTCCCTAAGTTTTTCAACATCCATTTCATTTCTCCTCAGCGGGGAACATGTTGATATTTGCAGATAAGCTTCTGCGTTCTCCCTCGCCAGTAAAAGGTAAAACACTGTGATTTAACCAAGAGGGGAACATGAGTAGTTGACCCACCTCTGGTTTAATATACTGCTCTGTGCTTGGTTTTAGTTTTTTCATGTCGGTGGTGCTATTGGTTCCCCAACAAAAACGAGTGTATCCATCTACTAAACCAGTGGCGCCTGATAGTGATGTAGACCCTTCGCTACCATCTCCACTTGAGATACCCATTGGGACAGTCAAATACATAATACAAGATAACCCAACGTCAGCATCAGATGGATGGTCATGTTCTGGATTATAATCTCCAGCGTAACTACGATTGACCCACATAGATTTAATCTCTGGATTGTATTTTTTCTCGTTACCTGTTATTGAACGATTAAATGTTTTACCATCATCAATGGTGTCAGACTCAACGTAATCCATGTATTGATTAGCTAGTCTACATAAGTATGAGGAAAACTCCTCCCCCACATCATCATCGTCATGAGGAAAAATCAACTGAGCAGAGTCTTCATGATTTCTAATTTGACCAACTAGACTACCAGACGCATCTATATTTTTAGGAAATACAGACTCCTCAATGTAATCGTTAATCTCTTTTGTAATCTCAAGTCCAAAGTTGCACGACATTAAAGTTAGTGCAGGCTTTGTGTTATATGATATTTGCATAATGTTTACTCCAAACCAATCCCCATTTTAGTCTTGTTGATTAAATAACTTCGCACGAAGCCAGACCGAACAATATCACCTATCGTAAACTCTGTGCAGTTGAACTCTTTCATCTCCTCTAGGATACGCATGAAATCATGTAGTCCATTTTTTTCATTGTTCCTCACCAAATCTGTTTGACCGAAGTCCCCGCAGAAAACAATCTTAGAGTCTTGACCAACTCTGGTAATAATCGTATCCAGCTCATGAAAGTTTAAGTTTTGACACTCATCCACTATAATGATACTGTTATCAAATGTCAACCCCCTTAGAAAAGAAGTCGATAGAAAATACAAACTACCTTGTGACTTTAGCTTATCATATAGGCCATTGAACGCTTGTTCATTCGGCATCTCAAACATGAACTGAACCATATTTCTATATGGGACTTGATACAATGCAGCTTTGTCTTCCTCGTCGCCAGGCAGAAAACCAATCTCTCTTGTTGGTATGAGTGACCGAACTAGAATTACTTTATCTGCTGGTTTTTTCAAATCCATGATTTCTTGTAACGCAAGATAAAGAGATATGAAAGTCTTCCCTGTTCCAGCAGCACCAAACAGAAATTGATTAAGTCCTTTCTTCCATGTGGAGAAAACAACTTTTTGATTGTCTGTGATTGGTTTTATCGTTACCAAATCATTTGTGTTTATTTCTTTGTTTTTCTTTGAAGCCATTTTTTACCTCAACTTTGTGTTAGGGTGAGGGGAGTGGCCGACACACTCCCCTCCGGCGCATAGGCGGATTGACTTCCCAGCTTACATGGATGCTGTGCATCGGTGCTGAAGTGTGATGTTCTCGCCTGCGCCATTTTATTTATTTAGATTATTCAATTTATTTTTATATTTTTTAGTAACCTTAGTAAATGTATCTTTTGCTCTCCGTTGACTTGCAGTTTTTGATGTTCCGTATTTACTTGCCATTGGTGATAATGGGTTGTTATCTGCGATATTCCCTAAGACATCGTTAAACCCAGAATCAGTTTTTGGTCCAACCCCCATCATATGATCTCCAGCAAGAGCGACTGGTTGATATACTCTCTCCGCTTTTGGATTATCTTTCATATAATCATCATACTCTGACATGGGCATGGTCACATCATATTCCACTCCAGCTTCTTTATTTAAGAACGTGTATGTTGGCATTATGACTCCTCTGTAGTTTCTTCAGCTTTTGGATTTCCTTGATTCAAAAAATTAGGACCAAATCCAGCATATGCATTCGCAGACATGACTATTCTTTTGTCAAAAGTATCATTGGTGTAATGAACCAAACTTGAAGGAAAAATTAACATGTCCCCCTCTTTGCAGGGAATATTTATCTTGTTCTGATTGAACGATGGCGCTTCATCAGATAAAAAAGACAAACTGGTTTCGTCGCCACCTGTGGACAGATACAACGCACAAGACCAAAAATTAGGATACTCTATGTGACAGTGCGGTTCAACAAAACTCTCATTTTTGTAATGAGCCACCCACGCATTGAATGTCGCAAATGAGTAGAAAAACATTTTGTTTTCAAAGAAAGACGGCTCAGATTGATTAGGATGTGGAAAATTCAATCTCGTCCTGATGCAATAATTCACATGGTCCATAATCCTACCGATAGTGGGACCAGCGTCCTCATCAGTATGCAGTTCCCAAATGGTGCGTCTGACATTACTTAGATTGTCATTGATTTCTTCATCAAGTTTGTCTTTCGTTATTTCAATCAACTCTTCGCATGTTTTTTTGTTGACTGATGTTTTTAAAATAAATTCATTTCTCATAACAGGAATGTATGAGAAGGCACTAAAGGATGTCATAATATAGCTCCGTTAAAATTCAAACTCCATTTGAGGGTCATCACGTTTTTCATAGTAATCAAGTTTAGCCCTCATCTCTTTTATTTTTATATATGAATTTTGTAAATTTTCTTGTAGTTGTGCAACCTCTTTTTTCAAAAAATCCACATCATCAAAAACTGCTGTCACTTTTCTTTTCTCTCGGTCATCTAACTTGAGATGAAGATCATTGTACATTGGCCGTTCCTCTCTCAGTCTTCTTGCCATGTAATCCCAATACGGTTCTCTGTCCATTAAACCACTCCGGCGTTTGTCGTTTTGTCCATCTTGCAAACCTTGATTTCTCTAGTATATAGTATGTCTGATAAGCCATCACTGTGTCTTCACCTTTACAATAGTCAGGCATACATTGCGGTGGGTCAGTGAACGGTTCCTCACGATTGATGTTGA